GCAGTCTATGGTGTGGACAAAGTCTATCTTGCTGTCCTATTTGGTGGTCAGGAGTTTGTCCTCATTCCTTTCCACATTGCTGACGAACAAAAAGAAACACTCATAAAAGAGATGGCAACCTACTGGGGGCATGTACAAGCAGGTACACCCCTGCCGCCAGAGTCTCCAGAACAAGCTAGGCTTATCTACCCTCAACACACAGAGACAGTGAAAACAGCCTCACAAGCTGTAGAACTTGCCTGTAATAACCTAGCCCTGGTGAAGTCACAAATAAAGCAGCTAGAGGCTCAGGAAGAGGCTTTACAGACGTTGATAACAGGCTACATGCAAGATGCAGCAACACTGTCAACTATAGATGGCAAAGTCCTAGCCACCTGGAAAACAGCAAAGACTAGCGAGAAGTTTGACGCTAAGTTGTTCCAGTCCTCTATGCCAGACATCTACCAGAAGTTTATGGTGAATGTTCCTGGCTCACGTAGGTTCTTAATTAAGTGAGGTTCACATGAATAGCTTTAAAGCAGATATTGATTTGATTTACAAAGCAAATACCGCAGACATAGAAGCGTTAGAAGATGCACGTTTCACTCTTGATGCAATCAAGAAAGCAGACCCTGGAACTTATGACGAAATCATAGATGAGTCTTTGCGGTTGATAGATAAAGCATTAGGCATAAGCTATGCAGATGCTGTTGAAAGAATAGCTGAACAGTTAGGAGTTGAAGCATGAAATCCACAAAGATTAGGGGCAAAGTAACAACTGAGCACCCTATGCACAAACTCTATGAAGCAGCATCTGACATTGTGGCGAGAACAGTTCAGGCTTACAACAACGCTAAAGTTCCTGTGCCTGACAGTTTCTCTCTGCCTGTATGGATAGATGGCAATCCAGTAATGAAAATTACTATCCAGGTTGGTTCAAAAGTAACTGCTGATTACGCAATCTTCAAAGCACAAAACAAATGAACACAGACCTCGCTATCTACATCATGGCGTTAACTTCAACGCTAGACTTCATTCTCGCTCTTGTTCAACATTTCAAATAAGGAAGTTTCCATGTCTAACATCGTTCCCCTACAAGACATTCAGCAGATGGCAGAAGTAGCTGCCAGCAGCCGCATGTTCGGGTTTAAGAACCCTCAAGAAGCTATGGCAATCATGCTTCTTTGCCAAGCAGAAAACCTACACCCTGCTGTTGCCATGCGTGACTACCATGTCATTCAAGGTCGTCCTGCACTGAAAGCAGATGCCATGCTTGCACGTTTCCAACAAGCTGGTGGTCAAGTCAACTGGAAGGTATATACAGATGAGCAAGTCACGGGAGTATTTAGCCATCCGTCAGGCGGCACACTTGAGGTCACTTGGACTCTCCAGCAGGCTAAGTCTATCGGTATCGCAAACAAAGACAACTGGCGCAACTATCCTCGGGCGATGCTACGTGCCCGTGTCCTCTCAGAAGGCATACGTTCGGTCTACCCAGGCTGCGTTGTCGGGGTATACACTCCAGAAGAGGTGGCAGACTTTACACCCCCTAAAGACATGGGCGTTGCAGAAAGAGTGGACACAACTACACCGCCTGTGGTGGAAGAGGTTGTTGAAGATGGTGCGTTCAAAATCCTCATGCCTAACGGAGAAACATATTCATCTCACCACACGACAGAAGAGTGGACAAGCGCTTACGCTAACCTTGCCGCAAAGATAAACAACTCTCCCAAGTTCTCAGACGAAGAGAAGAAAGAGAAGCTGGACGCTTTACGCAAGGCTAACGAAGACACAGTCTCTACCTTCAAGACTGTTGACAAGATTAAGCTGAAAGCTGAACTTGCAAAGGTTGGCGTATCCCCAAAGGTGGAGCAGTCCCAAACACAAGCCGCTACGGTACTCAACGAGGCCGTATCCTGAATCACTTGGAGACTGCATCCATAACACCTAAAGAGGCTTTGACGCTGTATGGAAGTTTCCGGCTGGCAGCACATATCGAGGCTCTGCGAAAACAAGGATACCCAATCCTTACAACAATGGTTAAAGAAGGTGGGCGAGAGTATGCCCGTTACACACTACGAAAGGAAAGAGATGGCAACAAATCCACATAAGGAAATCCCAGGTTCTGGGGTCATGTACTGGGAAGATGAGAGTATGCGTAAGTCAGAGAAATCTCCTGACTTTAAAGGCTTTCTTGTCCTGGAGATGGACTACAGAGCAGGGGAGAAACTCAAGATTGCTGCTTGGCAAAAGCCTACATCCAGAGGCACTAACCTGCTGTCTTTGAAAGAAGATAACTACTTCAAGAAAAAGAACCTGGAAGAAGGCAAGCCTACAGAAGTACGTCCTGCCTATGCTAAACGCCGTGATGATGATGACGTACCTTTTAATTAAGAGGGATGGCTAACCTCTATAAAAACCATCTTTGAACATGGCGACAAAAACATCACCTACACAGCGTTCCCTAGCATACCTGCGTGAGCAAGGCTATCACTGCGAAATCGTAGAGAAGTGGAACAGCTTTACTAAACAACGTAAAGACCTGTGGGGGTGGTGCGACATACTCGCTATCCGCAAGAATGAGGTGCTGGCAGTGCAGGTCACAGCCTCTGCTGTCAGCAACCGCATACAGAAGATTATGGCTTCCGACACACTCGCTCTTGTGAGAGATGCCGGAATCAGAATCGAAGTTCATGGCTGGCGCAAGTCAGCAAAGACAAACAAGTACGTAATCAGAATAGAGGACATATCATGACTGAACAAGTTAAAGAAGAACCTAAAGGCATCCAACTCCAGCCCTCCCAGAAATCTCTGGAAAAAGGACGTAACGCTGTTGAGTACACACAGAAGTTCCTGAATATGAGCTTGCAAGAAATCTGGAATGTTGCCTACGTTTCTGGCTTTGAAGACGCTATGGAAATCGTCAAGACCGACCAAGGAAAAACAAATGTCCAGTGATAAAAAGAATCACGTCTTTGTCGCCACACCTATGTATGGCGGCATGTGTACAGGGTACTTCACACAGTCCCTGTTAACACTGGCTTCTACGCTGAGAAACGCAGACATAGACATGAGCTTCTCTTGCATGTTTAATGAAAGCCTTATCCAGCGAGGACGTAACGCCCTTGTCCACGGCTTTCTCAAGAAGACAGAATGCACACATCTGATGTTTATAGATGCAGACATTCGCTTCAATCCAGCAGATGTAGTGAAGATGGTAGAGGCTGACAAAGATATTATTTGCGGCATCTATCCTAAGAAGGAAATCAACTGGCATGGCGTTGAGCAAGCAGTGAAAGAAGGTCTGCCTGTTGACCAACTGAAAACACGCACAGGCTCACTTGTTGTGAACCTTGTTGACTATGCTGGCGCTGTCACCGTACCTGCCCACGAACCTATCGAAATCTGGAATGGCGGCACAGGCTTCATGCTTATCAAGCGTGAGGTGTTTGAACAACTGCAAGACAAGTTAGCGTCCTACCTGAACGATGTAGTGTTCTTGTCAGGAGAGATTGGGCATGAGCGTATCGCTGAGTTCTTTGCCTGCGCTATAGAACCAGGGACTGAGCGCCTTCTGTCAGAAGATTACTACTTCTGCTGGAAAGCCAGAGAGAATGGTATCAAGGTCTGGGCAGCACCCTGGGTCACTCTAGGTCACTTTGGTACATATCTCTTTGAAGGTACTCTGTTACCAGCGCCATGACAATATCTATAGACCTTGGATGCGGTGAAACAATCCGCAATCCTTACGGTGCAAGTAAGGTGGTAGGACTTGATATATGGGACACAGACCTAGCTGTTGAGCCTATCCCTTACCCTGATGACCACTTTGACTTTGTGACTGCCTACGACTTCCTAGAGCATATCCCCAGGTTGTTGTATGTCCCACATCGCAGATACCCGTTTGTGGAACTCATGTCAGAGATATACAGGGTGATGAAGGTGGGAGGGAAGTTCTTGTCCTCTACCCCTGCGTTCCCACACTCAGCAGCTTTCCAAGACCCTACTCATGTGAACATCATCACACCAGATACGTTCTACGAGTATTTTGATGACAAGAAGACTTGGGCTAAACAGTACGGGTTTAAGGGCGCATTCCGTGTGAACGAGATGCGCTATCACGGGCCTCACCTGCTGGTGGAGCTTGAGAAGATTACCTGCAACCCCAACGCTTTCTAGCTGCCTTGCCACGCTCACCTGTCCAACTCTTGCTCCTGGCACAGAAGGATTTATGGCGAGGGTTACTTTTATCTTTGGTAGGAGCTTTTAACTTGCTACCAGTAGCCTTGTTGTACTTGGCACGACCTTTAGCGGTCAAGCCACCGCCAGCCTTGACAGAGAGCTTCTCACCCCTGCCCACAGATAGATTTGGTTTCTTACGTGCCATTGAACAAAGCCCTTTCGTCTAGCCTGCGGTTCTGCAAGCCTTTCAACACCTTACCACCTGCCATACAGTATTTCAAGAACTCTTCCGCAGCACCTTCTTTATCGCCTCTAAGAATCTTTTGACGGAGCGTGCTGCGCTGTAGTGTTCCCAAACCAACATTAAAGCTAAAGCTGACAAGAGCATCAAATTGCCCTTGGCTAAGAGCAACTGGGCAATACTGTGCCACTCCACGTTCAAACCTTGCAAGGTCGCTTCTGAGAATCCCATCTACTTCTTCTTTCGTAAAAGTACGATTATCCTCCTCACGCAACATGCAAGTGTCTCTGTCAGCAAGAGGCATCTTTGCTTGGTCGGGATACATCACATGCCCAACCCCTATAGTCCACAACTTAGCAGGACAGCGGTAAGGCTTGAACCTCACCCCCTCATGGTGCTTAATCATGTCTATAGCTTTAGGGCTGACGTTCATGACTTGCCAAACGCCCTTCCACCAAAGTGGAATGTGATGATTGCCGCAAACATGATGCGGGTGTCCTCATCCCATAACTGGTTAGCCATGTCGTTGAAGTCAGCACCGTGAACCATACCGTGCCAAAAGATACCGATGTCAAGCAAGACCAGCAAGACATAGAAACCTACCGTCAGGATGCTCCTTGTGGCTGCACGTAGGTCTATAACCCACTGAGAGGCTCCTTTACCTATTGCAACGTCGTGGGCATACAGTGCCTGCATCTCTGCTTGCTGTGCGCCTATAACAGCCTGTGTGACAGCCGCAGAGGTTTGCATCTCTATCTGCTCTGTCTTTATTTCTTCTACCTTTGCCTGGGCAGCGTATCCAGCCTCCAGCATTTTCAGTTCTCGCTCAGTCTGCATCCTGGCAAGTTCAAGTTCGTGCTTCTTGTCAGACCTGTCTTGCAGCAACTCTAGTATCTTGGGAGTGCCACTCATCAGGAAAGAAATCAAGGTCGAGAGTAACGTAAGCATACATGCCCCTATTCACGGTCACACCGTTCTATTACCCTCTGCATCTTCTTCTCAATCATTTTATTTGCGCCTCTGGCAGCTTGCAAGTCTGCGTAGAGGAATCCAATAAGGGTGACAAATGTTGTCAACAGAATGAGACAGACTATCAACCCCAGGGCAATGACAGTTGATTCTCCCGATGTAGACGAATTGCCCACAGAAGAAGAGCTATATACAGAAGACCCAGAAGAACCGTAAGGACTCGCGCCACGCTGACTATTAAGTCGTCCTGAACCTTTTTGCGTTGCCATTCTGCTAACTTTCTTTGAAGTTCAGCACCCTCTTTCGCAAGTCTATCTTCTTCTTCCATGCGGTGCAAAGTAGCCTCAAAGTCTGCCCAGAACCCCCCTGGCAACCCCAGTTCGTAAATAATCATGTTCCGCAGGTCTTGATATTGTTTTTTTAACTCCATCTTTCTGGCAACTTCTTCAAAAGCCAGAACCTGCAAACTCTTATCTTTAGGAGGGTTTGCACGCAGTTCCTGTTCTGCTTTTTGTAACTTGTCGTTACCTTCAAGGATTTTGCTGACAAAGCCTGTCACTTGCCCTGTCAGGTCGGCAACTTCTTTACCCGCTGCCTGGGCTTCCTTAACAACAGCGCAAAGTTTTCGGACGCCAGATATAGCGCCCTGAACCATTGCAAAGGCTGTTATGGGGTCAATTTACAGTCCCTCTCCAGGGGTAAAGTAGCATTCAGCAGTAGAGGTTTCTGTGATGAAAGCAATGTACAAACCGTCTGTAGCCGTAAATTGCTTGGGCACTGTATAGACCATGTTCTGTCCTGGCACAGCCACAAAAGCGTATTGCGGAGAGCCAGCGGTAGGAGCCACACAGGTTACAGAAGAGTTGCCAATAGTGAAATACACAGGCTTACCAGTGCCACTTGTTCCTTCATGGCTTGCTACCAACAACTGATTACAAGGCACATCAGACAAAACATTGATGCGTTGGCTTGTGGTTGTGGCGTTGGCTTGGTACGTTTTGCCCATCGCCTGAAAAGCAATGTTATTAGCCATCAGTACACCTTCTTGCCGCCACCAGAGGTAGGAGATTCTTTACGAGTGAAGTAGTCGTTAGGCTGGTTGTTCTTGAAGTTCCAGACAGACTGGAAACCACCAGAAGGCAACTTACCGATAGGGCACTCACCTGGATAAGACAGGCGGTCTTGGGTCATGCCCGTGCCCACCTTCATCGTCAGTTTCGTGTACTTAACTTTTGGAATCATGTCCATGACTTTTCTCCTTTGCAATGACTACAAGATAGCCGAAAACCACATAAATTGCTAGCGTCACAACTCTTTCCCAGGTCGGCTCTGCCATCGTCCAGCACCCCAGACCAAACGAGGTCAAGAGTGCCATGATTGTGATAAGCCTGTCTGTGATGACCGCAAGCGCCACTTTGATAACTTGGATAGCGTCCATGATTAACTCCTAAAGGGATAATCATGTTATCACTTATCCTCATCATCGTCTAATCCCATAAATCCTGAACCCCACTCATCCATGTCAGCCTTCTGTTTCAGGGCTTCCAATTTGAGGGCACGGTCAACCACCTTCATCTTCTCTGTGATGCTGGCAGTGTCATCCGACATCACAGCAGCCAAAAGCTGGTTGATATGCTTTTCCAGTTCAGGGTTTATGCCCTTATCTTTTTTGCGGCTCATCGCTTGAGCTTGCGTCCGATAGCACGCTTGGCAGGCGCTGATTGCTTACGTGCCATCTGGCGGTGGTATTCCAGCCCTGCCTGGGCTTCACGTTCACCGCCCTGACGGGCTTCCCGTTGGTCTTTGGTTTCTTTCATGTTTACTCTCCTTAATCAGTAAGTTGCAATCCAGCCTCACCAGAAATACCCGTTTTGATAATCCATCTGGCTGTTTGTGCGGCAACGCTTGGCTCCAACGTCATCTGTACAGTACGAATCCTGGTGCTCAGTTCCTGCGCCTTCTGTGGCGTAATCATGTTTGTGTTGAGCAAGGCAGGCTTGATAATCCTCTCAAAATCGTCAGAGATATTTGCGGGGTTCATCCTTGACAGGCTCACATCAAGAGCTTGATTGAAGGCTTGCATCAGGTTAGGGTCAGATTTGATGATGGGCGCAGCATCTTTGAGCTTTTGAGTTTCACCACCTGTAATGAGTTTTTCAATCTCAGCCACAGGGTCGCCCTTGCCAAGCAAGCCAGGAGCAGCAGGGGCAGTCTCTGATTTTGCCAACTTTTGTCCAGTCTTGCGAATGTCTTGAGCTTGTTTCAACCCACGCTCAACCCTTTGCAAAGAACCTGTTTCAGCCTCTGCTCTTTTCTTTTCTGCCATCTGACGGGCAACATCAGGAATAGAACTAATTTCTGTTCTCAGCGCTTCTGCCAACTTTCCTCGCTTGGCTGCAACACGCTCAGACACACCCATCTGTTGAGCGACCGAACGTAATTGTTGGTCAAGAGCAGGGAACTGACCTATCCAGTCACGGCTAGAACTCAACAGCTTTTCTACATCTTTTGCATTGCCGCCACGCAACTTGTCAGCAACATACGCCCTGGCAAACTGCTCTGCTTGCTGGACATTACCACCCATCAGGTTAATCAAGTCTTTGACACCTGTCTCGCTCTTGAAGAACTTGTCTCCCAAAGTTGCAGGGTCAGTGGCAAAACGAGCCATGTCAAACTCTTCCGTGCCAACAATGGCTTGTCCGAGCTTGGTTTTAAAAGCATTCAAAGGTTGGCTGTCAGCTTTGTATTGCTCTAAGAATTTGCCAATCTTAGGAGAGAACTCACGCTGGATAGCCTCCACAGCATCAGCCAACTTGCCTGCTTGCTGTTGACCGATAGCGTCAAAACCTTCTGCTGGCAAACCGTAAGCACGGTCACGCAAGAAACGGCGCAGGTTCTCCAGTGCTTCAAAGCTGATAGGTCTGCCTGTTGCAATACCTGTAGTCGGGTCAACCTCACGGGGGTCAAGCGCTCTCTTTACTTTTGTTAACTGATTCTTTACTTCGTCAACAGATACGTTTGTAAGTTTCGTTTCAGGATTAGTAATGGCACGGCTAATAGTGTCTATAGCTTCTCTAAAGGCTTTTGTCGTGCTAACCCTTTGTCCGGCTTGTTCTTTTTGCAAAGCCTCGGCAAATGCTTCACCTTTATTTTTTTCAGCGTTAGCTGCTCTGGTTTGTTTCAGCTTTTCAAAAATAGGGCTAACAGCATTCCTGATGCTTGTACCAACCTGGGTAGGTGTTTGCGGTTGACCAATCTGAGATAGCGCTTGTTGACCACGCTCGGCAGCGGCAGCACCAGAAGCCTTTGCTTTTGACACTGTAGCTTTACGACGCTCTACATTGGCGGCAGCATCATCTAGAACTTTTTGGGCTTCATCCATACCAACCCGTTTCAACCGTTCAGCTTCTTTGGTGTTGAAGTTGATAACTCGGCTGGCTTGATTGTTGTAGTGGTTCAAAATGTTTTCTGCACGACGAGTAGCCTCGCCTACAGATTGCAAAGCAGCCCTGCGCTCTTGCTCATCAAAGCCAGCTAGAGCGTCATAAATCTTTCGGTAAGGCTCGGTAAAGGTTGCAGGCAGTTTGCCACGCAAGGTTTCTAGCTGACGGGTAGCAGCCTTTTTAAACTCAGTCTCGCCAAGACCTACATACTTCTCAACACCCCTGACAAAAGAACCCAAAACAGGAGTTCCCTTCAATCCAATTTCAGCGCCTTTAAGAACACCAGGGCCAGCAAATTCACCAGCAGTTTCAGCAAGCTGTTTGCGAGTAAGTTGTACGCCAGGAATGTCTACCTCAACCTTTTCAGGCTCAGGAACCATCTTGCCAGCAGCAGAACCAGCGGCAGCGCCAAGACCACCAGTCACAGCAGCGCCTAAACGAGCGCCACGTGCAAGTTGACCACCAGCTAAAAGAAAAGGAGCGACAGGTGCAGCCGGAGGAAAAGCGGCAGCGCCCAATCCCAAGGTCGTCAAAATTTCAGGCGTAAATGCACCTACAGTAGCACCGATACCACCAGCTTTCCCGACCTCTTTTACCTCTCCAAGAAAGTCTTTCTTTGCCGTATCTTTCTTTGCAGGTTCAGGAGAAGGAGCCGGAACAGAAGCACGGGAAGGAGTAGGTAAATCAGAAATGTCTGATTTTTTAGTAGGTGCTGGCAGGTCGCTGATATCCATTATTGATACCCTTGAGATTGCAGATAGGTACGTGCAGCATTTTCATCGCCATCAAAATGTTGGTCAGCATACGCCTTTAGCTTATCGCCTGTAGGCATTTGTTTTACCGATGGAGAAGGGGTTTCCGCTTCTGTCTCGCCACGCATGGCTTTGTTGTATTCACGAATAAACGGATATGTTGCTTCCAAGCCTTTTTGCTCTTGCTTGAGAGACTTAACGCCTTGTTCCATAGCGTTCTTAATGCCCTCATAGGCACGTAAATCGCCACGAACGATAGGAGCAAGAATCTGGTCTTCCTTCTTCGTAAGAGCCTTACCAGCAGTCTCAAACTCTTTAGAACGGAAGTAAGCAAGAGTAAGAATTAGATTCAAAGCCTCTTTGTCATCTTTGAATTGCATCTCAGCGGCACGTGGGTCAACAGCCAACAATGCTGTCATCGTGTTCCATTTGCCTTCTTTGTTCAGCCTATCCAGTACAGGCAACGCTTCCTCAATCTTGGGGATAAGAGAGTTTCTCAACTGGTTTTGAGCAACAATTTCTTTTGGCGGCGGCTTGGTATCTTTTACGCCTGCCCGAATTGCTGCCAAATCTCTGGCTTGCGCCATTCTCTCACGGTGACGACGTTCAGCAGCCTGCTCTTGCCGCTCTGCGTTGATGTTGGCGTTGTACATCTCCAGAGCTTTGTTAGCACTTTTCTCTGTCTCTTTCAGATTGTTGTAAGCGCCAAGCAAGTCACCCTTACGAATCTGGGCTTTGACAATGTCGCTACCTGCTTTGACAGCAGCCTCCTCTGCGGCAGCAAGACCTGCACGTTTGTCAGTTGCAGCCAAACGGATAGCGTCTTCCATCTCTTCACGAAACTCTTTATGTTTCTGAATCATGGATTTAAAGTTCTTTTCAAACGTATCACGTTCACGTTTGTACAAGTCACCACGTCCCTTTTGGTAGCCTTCCAGCATACCGTTCATGGAGTTCATGGCTAACTGGGCATTGTTCTTGCCGCCACCACCGACCACCATTCCGATGACGTTAATCAAGGAAAACAGACCTGCCATGTCTTGGGCAGTGTCTTGCGTAGGAACAAAGGCAGGCAAAGGTTCTTTCTCTTTGCGACCTTCATATTTCTGCATAGCTTCACGTTCAGCAGTACCGTAAGCCTCTTCAGCGGTCTTAGCGCCCTGGGCTTTGATTTCTGCCTGACGTTGTTTTGCCAACGCTTCCTCTCCGGTAGCGCCAGCAATGTCTTTCTCAAACTGAGCTTTTTGAGGCTGAAACTGGGTAAGAGCAGAGCTAATCTGCTCACCAGACATACGCTGTCCTTTCGGGACAACGGGCATCTTTGTTTGTAGTGCTTCTGCTAATGGTTCAGCCATGATTACTCTTTCGCAGTGGTAGAGCCGTATACAGTACGTGCAACATTATTGAAGTAGCTGGAAGTCAACTGGTTAGCGTACTGGTCAGCCTGCAAGCCAGTTTTAATAGCACCCATCATGATGTTGTCAGAGATGCCGGACAACTTCAACCCCAGGTCATACTGCTGTTGCAGTAAGTTCTGCGTAAGCGCCTGAATCTGTGATTCTGCTTGCTGTACACCCACCCCACCCCTGCGTTCTGCACCCTGGGCAATCTGAGCACGTGCGGCTTGTACAGCCCTCTGTGCCTGCGGAGTAAGTTCACCACGCTCGGCAGCACCACGCAACTCTGCACCTTTCTGTGCGTAAGGTTGGGCAAGTGCAGCCATCTCCTGCTTGCCTGCTTGACCTTGTGCGGCAGCACGTCGTGCCTGCAAACCGCCTAGCAGTCCACCAACACCCGCAATTCCGAGCTTTGCCATCATGTCCTTGCTCAATCCCTTCTCGCCAGGAGCGGTAGGCTTGGCGGCAGGGGCAGCAGCCATCTCAGCGGGGGAGGCAGCAGCGCCATAACCTTCTTCCCCAAAAATTGCCCTTGTATCCGCAGCGGTTCTGCCAGGGGCAAACGAGGGGGTTTCAATCTGTTGACCAGCGGTAACGTCTACACCGCCACCGTAAGGCGTCCGACCTGCGCTTACATCTACAGACGGAAGTTGTTGAGTAATGTTTGGCAGGCTCACATTTTGAGCCTCAGATGCCATATAAGCAGCGCTTCCTGGTTCAGCAGCAGGCGTTTGAGAAACCTCTTCAGAGGGAAACTCGCTACCAAAATTTGCGGAATCTTCCTCAAAAGACAGGATTCCAGTGTTTTCATGCTCTTTTCCAGAGCCACCACGGGCTTTCAGCAACTGAGCTTCCTGCGGGGAAATGTAGGCAAGAATATGCCCTGGAGGGGCTTTCTTCTTCAGAAGAGCCGCAATCTTGCGAACGTCCCCGCCCATACCTGCCAGTTGTCGAATTGCTGATGCCATGATTACAGTCCTAACGCATCTTTAAGACGCAGTGATGCTTCGTTCCACACGTTCTTGCGTGGCTTGCCAGTGGTTTTAGATTCCAGTTCGCCAGCACCCCTGTACGATGTTAACGATTGTGCCAAACTGGACGGTTGTTGTAAAACAGTTCCTAATAAATATGTACTATCTGCCGTAGTCTTTGGCTTCTTAGCGGTCACCACCAACGGCTTTGTTGTCGTATCTTCAGGAACGGTAGGCTCTTCTACCGCAGGTTCTTCCTCTACCGGAGGCGGTTCTTCTGCTGCAACATCCCCCGCCAAAACGGTAGAAACGTCATCAACAGTATTACCAGCGCCAGCATCAGCAGACAAATCCTGACCGCTAATATCTGTGCCCTCAGTATCAAGTGCCGTGCTTATATCGTCAATCGTGTTAGCACCACCGCCTGTGTCAGCAGATAAGTCTTGACCGCTAGGAAGGTCACCACTGGCAATAAGAGTATCTGCTATGTCATCCAGCGTGTTGCCAGTAGTGGCATCAGCAGCCAAGTCTTGACCAGACACAACCGTATCCTCGCCACCTGCGGCAGATACAGTGTCCTCACCGCCAGCACCAACAAGAGTATCTATAACGTCTTGTATACCCTGCGTGGTTCCATCATCAGCAATAAGGTCTTCACCACCTGCACCTACTTGTGTGAGCAAATCTGTACCGCTGACACTGGATAAAGTGTCTTCTCCAGCACCACCTATAAGCGTGTCAATAACGTCCTGAATGCCTGCGGTAGTACCGTCATCAGCGACAACGTCTGTGCCAGCGCCAGCAGATACCGTGTCTTGTCCACCTGTGCCTATAGTGGTGTCTTCACCAACAACAACATCACCACCGCCTGTGATGGTGTCAGCACCAGCACCACCTTGTGTTGTAGCCTCACCGCCAACAACAGAATCTTGACCAACCTGCTGGATAAGGTCTAATCCGGTAGCGCTGGTTAACGTGTCAGTACCGCCTGCACCCGTCACAGTATCAGTAACGGCAGAGATAGTATCTTCACCACCCGCACCGGAAATCGTGTCGGTAACAGCGGCTACTGTATCTTGACCACCAGCCCCAGTAACTGTGTCAGTGGTTACAGCTACGGTATCTTCTCCACCGCCACCCGCAACAGTGTCTGTCGTAGCGGTGATGGTGTCCTGACCCGTAACGCCAGTAACAGTATCTGCTGTTTCTGTGGTGGTCTTCTTGGCGTCGCTAACACCCATCTTGACAACTGCATTTGTAATTGCAGCGTTCAGGTCTTGACCTGTCGCCAAGTTAGCAGCAACAACACCAGCAAGCGTGTTGTCAGTAGCACCTGCAACGCCTGTACCAGTAGCGCCAGCAACAGCACTGGTTATCACGTCTTGCAAGTCCCCACCTTTTAACAGCGTGGATTCAGCAGACGAAACAGCAGACGTGAGCACATTTGCTATGTCTTTGTTGTCAACAACGGTAGAGATGGTCTTTGCAATCTCAGGTTGACCTGTTTGCACAACAGCGTTAACGATAGAGTTTTGTAAAGATTCACCTAAATCTTTACCTTGTGCAACGTCTATCACTGTCTTTGCAATGGCGTTACCAACTGTTTCAGACACAGCGGAAGACACAATTTGGTTGGCAACCAAGTTCTCTGCAATGGCAGAACCTAAACCACCTGTAAGGTAAGCAATACCTATCTGACCTATAGGCCCAAGGTCAGCAATCATGTTGCCTAGCGTGCTAACCAACCCGCCTACAAAACCACCACCTTGCCCTGGCGTGTACTGCACTTGCTTGGTGTAGTCTTCAATAGGAAGGTACTTACCTGTCTCTGGGTTGGCAGCAATGACGCCACTTATGAAGCCACCAGCCACTTGGTTGGGGGTAGAGAAACTGTACACACCTGCTTTTGCAGTAGGCTCCAAAAACAAAGTGTCGTAGCCAGGATGTTCACCCGTGGTAATTGCCAGCTTGGTGATGGGCTGGTTGCTCTCATCGTAGCCAGTAACCATCTGCTTGAGCTGTGCCGTGCCATTCTTCATGCCCTCTGACACACGGGCAAAAGCCTCAGATTCGTTAGCCCAGTAGTTGCGTGTGGCAAGGCTGGCTAACTGTTGAGCAGTCAGATTGGGATTGTTGGCAACCAAATCGGCATTGACATTGCCATAAATCTTTTGGGCATCTGCTAAAAGGGTTTGCCTGCGTTGGGTTTCTTTTTGCTCTTCCGCAATACGCTGTTGGTTAGCTTGATTTTCAGCAGCGTAATCTGCGGCTGTTTTTGTAGACGGAGAAGAAAAAGTATCTCCTACAAAAGTAAAGCCAGGGTCTTTACCCAAATACGCCTTCTGAAGACCGAGAACGTCCTCTGTGTTTACAACGCCATCCCCGTTGACGTCATACTTAGCGTCAAACGGTTGCTTGCCTGTCGTAATCTTTAGGGCATACAGAACATCAGATAGCGTAGGTGTAGTAGCCATGTCAAATCCCCAATGCCGCAGCAATCTGTTGATGGATAGTCTGGTGAACACCTATCCAGTCATAGAAATCATCTTCCACATTCCAGTCACTGTCGAGCAACTGAAACGGGTTATCCAGTCCTAGCTGTGTAGCAAGACTTTCATGCTCTTGGTTATGAATGAGCAGCCAGTCATCCAGGTTATCTATATCTGCGTCTGTCAAAGGGTACTTCTGGATAGCTATACCTTTGTCAGCAAGGATTTCGTAAAACACCTGATGCTGTATGCCGTTCTCAAATAGCATCTCCCCAAGGCCATCCTTGTCACCAAACTTAACGTATGACAGAGCCTCAAAGTTCATGTTATTGAGCGTAGTAAGGAACAAGTACAACAGTACCGCTCAGGTTGACTTTGATATAGCCAGCAGGCACAAGAGGCAGGCTTGCAGTAGCAAACGTAGCACTTGTGTTGGTAGCGTTTGTCATTGACACGTTAGCAGTCACATTACCACCGCTGACAGTCACGTTAGAGAGCGTCAGGTTACCTACAGAGCTGGTGGTTTCACCTAACGTAATAGTGACGTTACCAAGCGTTGCTGTGCTGTTTTTCAACATCACGTTGGTGATACTGGAGTTAGGAATAGCACCTGTGATGTTGCCAGTAATGCCGCTAACATTGCCACCTGAGATGGAGACATTGCTGCTGTTCTGAATAGACATAGTGCCCAGTCCAGAAACAGCAGAGTTAGAAATGGCAATGCTTGCGTTTCCAGCAGCAGTGAGCCTGCCGTAAGAATCTACGGTGAAAGTAGCTACAGTGCTGGCGTTACCGTAAGAACCTGTACCAACACCAGTTGCAGGCAAGGAAATAGTGACGTTGGCATTTAACTGACCACCACCGGATAAGCCGTTACCAGCAATGACATTTGTGGTGTTGGCAGTAGCACCTACGTCTGTGGCGTTAAGCACCACAACACCTGTATAACCGTTAACAGAGAGGACAGCATCTGTGTTGTCAATCTTCTGCCAAACAGACCCGTTAAACAGTGCTATGTCGTTAACTTGCCAGTCAGTGATGCCGTTGAGGTTTGTCGTACCTGCAACAGAGACAACGTAGTAATCACCCTTATTACCTACGCTGGAGGTAAGTGTTGGGTTATTGGTCGCAGCATTCCATGTGCCTTTGTAAACAAGAGCACCTATGGCATTCTGGAATGATGAGACAGTCTTTAACATCAGTCACCGTCGCCTGGGGTAATGTAGATAACAGCAGAGCTACTTCCGGTAACACCTGTGAAATAGGCGTTAGGCAAGAACGTGATGATTTCATCTGTGCCTGCAAGCAGGGGCAGACAAGTCTGTGAAGACGTGGCAACAACAGCGTTGGATGTAGCGCCAGCAGCAGTGTTAGCAACGCCCAAGAAGGCGGTTACAGAGCCTGCGTTGAGGATACGGTACTGATTACCACCAAGCGTTGTAGAAACGGCTTGTACGGGCGTAGGAGCAGTAACAGCCGCTGTGAAGACAACGGTGTTACCAGAAGGGGTGAAAGGTGCGCTAACAGCCATCATGCACTCCAAGGCAGGGGAGGTGTAACAACAGGGGGGTTAATTTGATTGTTGATCTGTTGCTGTACAGCAGCCTCAGTAGCAGTTTTGTCTACCCCGTTAGCCCACACCCAACCCAAAACTTGTGATTGAGTAAGGTCTTCATAAGGAGTGAAAGACGTGCCAGGGGCAGGAATAGAAGTCGTGCTGTACACAAAAGCGCTGTAAGTATCTTGTACACCAGCGCATGTCCAGTGAACAACAAATACAACATCTGCTTGCCCGTCAGCATGAGGGTAGCAGTCAAGGGACGTAACCGTCCAGGTTATAGTTGATGACATGATGTTTCCTTTCAGGGGTTAAGGGTGAGATGCCTTGTAAGCATCAAATTCTGCTTTGAGTTCTTGTATTGCGGCTGTTAATGTAGCCACCAAAAAGCTGGTGTCAATGCCTTGATAAATGGGTTTTCCTTCAGCATCAACAGCATCTTTTTCACCAGTCACGCATTCAGGTACAACAGCTTGCAGTTCGTGAGCAATAAAACCCTGCGCTGCAATTCCGCTTTCTTTCCATGTGTATGTGCATGGTTTTAGTTGGGCAACTTTTTCCAAAGCGCCTGTCATTGGCGCAATGTTTTCTTTTAATCTATAGTCTGAAGAAGTTACATAAGATGTTGCAGAACCAGTTGATGTAATACTGCCAACATTAGTACTAGATGAATTTCTAAATAATATCATTGTCGCGCTAGTAGCGCCTGATGCTCTAGTATGTTGTATAACTGTGTTAGCTCGGTCATCTGATGTTGTGAAATTTAGATAAGCGCAGTTTGCAGTTAAACCGCTGGCAGTAGAATTAAATCGCTCACCAAAAGAATTGCTCGTCGTCCCCACCAGAAAGTTCCCACTGCTGTCTATACGGGCGCGTTCTGTTGGTGCTGTATTAACGGCAGAAGACGTACCAAAAGCAACAATACCTTGAGCAGCTGAATTTTGAATGTAAGTCGAGTAGTAGCTGGCGTTATCTACGGCACTTGTTGCAAAGCTGTAATTAGCTGTCCAATACTGTTCGCCTCCAGATGAACCGTTCATCCCAATGCGCCCGTAATAGGACCAACCACTAGCTTGCAAAGTAATGCCGTTTGTTGACCCAGTTGCGGAAAACAAATTTAATCTGCTTGCTGGCGAACTCGTCCCGATGCCTACGTTGCCGGAGGAGTCGAGGGTGGCCTGCACTGTGTTACTGGTCTTTAACTTCAAAGGTGTTGCTGTCGTCGTGCCAATTACCGTGGCAGACGAAACGGTTTGAAATTGCAAATCTGACGTACTTCCATCATAGAAATAAGCCATGTTTGCCGAACCGTTGACAGACAACTTAGACCCAGGCGAACTTGTCCCTATACCCAACCCTGTGCTGGTCAGGCGCATTTGTTCGGAGCCGCCGATAGACCAAATGTGCGGGCCAGAACCGCCAGAAATAAAACTGGTGTTATACGTCACTCCATTTGCGCCGCTTACTGCGCTTGGCGTAATGTCTATGGTTGCTCCGCTTGCACCGCCCCATGCTGACAAAGCACCACCGCTTCCAGAATTAGTGCCTGCACGAACACCGCCAGCCGAATTAACAAAGTTAGTCCCATCAAACGTAAGCGCAGACCCACTGGTAGCAACTTTAGAGCCGTTTAAGTACAGTACACCGTTAGCTGTGCCGCCGGAGAGCGTGAGGTCACCAGAAGATGTGATACTAGAGAAAGAACCACCAGCACCACTGACGTTACCAGTCACACTTGCATTACCGCTAACAGTAGCATTAACAGAAACACTAACATTACCACCGATACTGACGTTACCACCTGCTGTGGTGTTACCCACCACAACCAACGTAGAAATGTTGGCAGTACCACTCACGTTAGCCGTACTCACAGCCACGTTAGTGATGTTGATAGTGCCGCTAGAGATAGTCACGTTCGCCAACGTCATGTTGTTGAGCGACGTGACAGTATTACCAAGCTGGATAGCCGTGTTGCCAAGCGTGATGGCAGTAGCAAAGTTGTTATCTAGCTGCGACAACGGGATGGCTGTAGTCGCAGTAGAAAATGTATACGGGACTGGCATTTTAGAACCTCACTCTTAATTCATGTTCAAACTCAAACGTGTTGACAACAAACCCTGCGCTGTTGGAAGTCATTGTCAAACCTAGATATTTGCCGTATTGCTGTGCGTCTGATTTGTACAGAGCGTAACCAGCGGTGTACACCCACGGCAATATCACGTTACTGTTGTTTTTCCAGGGAACGGCATTACCAGCATTGTTTGTCCACAACACCTCATTTGTCAATGTATATGCAGGGCTGGAACCAGTCTCACTGTCTACCGTCACCGTCACCGTCGCAGCGTTAGAAAGCGTCGCTTCCACACCGAATTTCAACGCTTGTTTTGTCCTAATGTTGTCGGACATGGGCGACAAAGACGTCTTAATTGTGCTGGAGACATTTGCAGTGCTATCCCCGTACATGCGGTACAACTGCCTTGTGCTAACGCCATACAAGTTAATCAATCCAGCCACAGGCACAGACGTGACGTAAGACAGAGAACCTTGCGAGGTGATAAACCACTTTTTCTCAAAAAACACAGCCTGAACGTAGCGTGAACCAGTCGTTACTGGGAAGCTGTCGTTAAGGTAGAAGTTGAATGCAGCGCACAGAATGTTGTTCAGCAATACCTGACCACCAGAAACAGGCTTGGTGAAGTCTATGTACGGGAATACACCGTCCATAGGGTCAGAAATCTTGCTGGTTGTAGAGCCAACCAGGGCGTACATACCGTAGTCGTTCATAAACAGAACAGAACGGAAGTACGGAAAGATGGCATACAGGCGTCTAGAGCCGACGCTGGCGCTTACGTTGGTGTTGGTAAACAGCGTACTTCCCGTGCTGGTGACACGCAGGTCAGAAAACACGTTGATACTGTCGTCACCAAATATGTACAGGAAGTTGTTGGCAGACAGGGTAGCCTGAATCTTGCCGTGCAAGGTTGAATCTGTCAGGACAAAGTTGCCAGCAGACACAGACACAAAGTCTGAGTACGTACCTGCCGCAGAGTAGTACATAGTACGTCCAGCAGCCACCCAGGTGCGCCCAGAGAAGGTTGCTACGTCAATAATCTGCTCTGTGTTGACGATAGCTTTAGCGGTAGCACCAGACCCTGCGGGAGAACTGCTGTCAGAAATGAGCACGGTGACGTTGGAAGAAGAGGTGTAACCCGCTCCTACGTTTGTCATCACCACCTGCTGAATTTGACCACCAGACACGGTAGCATTGCCTACCGCACGGGTTGTCCAGCCAGAACCATCACCTATAGTCACAGTGATGTTGGCAGCGTTGTTGTACCCCGTACCCCCGTTTGTGACCAGCACAGACACTGTACCTGTCTTGAACGTGGTGATAGAAGCTAGTGCGGTGGCACTGGTAGTCGCTCCACCGCCCGTAATCGTGACGGTGGGGGCAGAGGTGTAGCCTGTACCTGCTTCTGTCAGGGTGATGGCGCTGACAGCGTTGGCAGTGATTGTGGCTTCTGCAACTGCCTGCACACCACCAGTTTCGTTAGGGGCAGAGATGGTGACAGCAGGCGTGGAGGTGTAGCCTGCGCCTGGGTTTGTGATACCTATAAAGCCTACGCTACCGATAGAGACTAAGTTAGTCCCATCCCAAGAGTACAAACCTTTGTCTGGGTCACCAATAATCACCCGCTCATTCTTGTACTGAGCACTGGATACGCCTGCACCTGAAAACTTGTTTTGCACAGCAGTGGCAATGTTGCCCTGCGTACCTGTCGTGCTGGTGATGAGCTTGACATACTGTGCAGCACCGTCTGACTGGAATGCAAGTATGTAATCACTAACATCAAGGTTGACGCTGGAGAGGTAGGTAACTGTGTTGGAGAAAACAGCAGCGTTACCAGAGACTGTGACGTTAGAGTAGGTTGGGGTGATTTTGAGGTTGCCATACCCAATAGGCATGGCGTTCTCTAGCCAACCAAACTCTTGTTCATCAATAGCCGTTCTGTTGGCCTTGGTGTTGAGGCCTTTGAAGTTCTTGATGACAGCATAGGACTTTTTTTGTTCTGCTGCTGCCATGATTAGTACGGATTAGAGTAAGGGTCTGGGATGCGTCTGGTGAATACGGAGTTCTGCACGGCGTTGACGTGCTTCATGTATTCTTGTTTATAGATTTCCGCTTCACCGTAACTCTGCTCTTTGTACTTGGCTTTGTAAGCCGCATAGAAAGCCACAGGCGTGGTGTAAGGGTCGTTGATAGGGTCAACAGCGTTGGCGTTATCTTGCGTCAGGGGCACAGGCAAGATGGTCGTGTCAATTTCAATCACATAGGACTGGTCAGGCACGGGAGAAATGTAGATTTGGCTTTGCCCGTACACAGAGAAGCACACGGGACGCCCGACATAGTTCTGCCAATAACGCAACTGAGCATTAAAGTTAGACCACGGCAAGTACCGCAGAGGGATACGACTGTTACCCCAATACAGCGTGATGTTCAGAATATCCAGCGTCTGACCCGTAGACAGGGTAGAGAACGGAATAATCTCAGCAGGGCCAGAATACTGCAACGTAGCCGTGCCATCTGTGAAGCTGGTACTGGGAGGAAAGATGTTGTTGCCAGAAGGGTAGGGAGGCGCAGTTGTCCCTAAGATTCCACCGCTGACGACTTGGTAAATGAAGATGTTATTGAAAACAAAACTTCCAGTGGAGACAACAAGACCTTCTGCCCACTGTACAGCACCTACACCTGTGCTGGAAATGGGAGTAGAAGATATTTGCAGAGTACGCAAACATCCCGTGTCCCTGGCTACACGCTCCCGTGCTTCGTTGATGTAGTTGGTTAACTCAGCAGTTGACCAGAATACAGCATTGGCATCGTGCAAGAGCCGTTGGACTTCCGTGATGTAGGAATTGAGTGTAGCCACAGAGCGTCCATATTAAGCTGCCCTCTTGTTGGGTTTTTGCTCAACACGTTTTTCAACGTGAAGAGCAACCACGCCAACCGCCGAGGGTAGTGAGCGGTTCTTTTCCAGAGCCTCTGTCGAAATATGAAACTGCGACAGACGCTCTAATCCTTGTTCTAATTCAGAGTGAAGCCGTATCCAGCCCAACCGAGCCAGATACGGTTCTTTGTCATTGTCTCCGTAACCAAACACATGCCTTGCGGCATCTTGTGCAATTTCTACCGTTTTACCGACAGGAAACGACAAGTTAGCATAGTTAAAACTGACGTCTAACTGTTTGTCAGAATGGTTGGTTACGTAAACAACACTCATAGCGACACTACATCACCGTAAACCGTGAAGTCAACCGTATTGTTTGCGGCTGCTCCGGTATTGACACAAACATACAGTGCGCCAGAAGTGTAGATGTTGGTAGACGTGTTAGCGGTCAAACCAAGGTCTTGGTACTTCGAGGTTGCAGTGATGTTGCTCAACACAACAGCATTGGAGATGGCGTTTGCCACGTTACCATCATTGCTTGTAATGATAGTCACGTTGGCAAGAGCCACACTTCCGTTTGCGTTATTGGCGGTAATACGGCGAACAATGAAGCTGCTACCGATAACAGGAATGGTTGCCACAGCGTTACCCGTTGAACCCAGGGGGACGGGCGTAACGGTTGTGCCAATGGCAAAACTTCCAAAGCTATCGGGATATAACGAGCCTACATGGTTCGAGTTCATACCGACTCCTTACGATGCGTAGGTGCTGCTGACGTTGATGCCACCGTTGGTGGTCAACAGAACAACAGTGCCGTTGCCAGCAACAGTAGAGGTGGCATAGACGTTCACACCATCAGAAATAATGACACCGCCAGTGTTGTTGGCGACGACAGTAGAGATGGTAGAACCGTTGTTAGCCTGCACCACCACGTTAGCCGTGGGGAACATCAGGTACGTACCAGCAGGAATCACTGCGCCAGCATTGGTAGCCGTAACAGTGGTGTTGCTGAAATAAGCACCAGCCGAGTTGGTAGTTGCACCCGCCAGGATGATTTTGTTAAGTGCTAAAGACATGACTTACTCCTTACAGTGAGAGGTAGTTGTAACCTGACACCACAGTCATGCTCTTAGGCTTGACGTTCACCAGTTCGGCAATCATCAGCACAGCACCAACATAGCCAATCTGCCAGTTGGGGAGGGTAGACTCAAATCCGGTGAACACGAACGAACCTTGCTCATGGATGTAGAGCGACAGGTAGTTGCTGTTCAGGAAGTACATCGTACCTTCTGGGCAATACGGGTCAGGATAGATGGGCACACCAGCAACCATCAGCGCACGGAATGCAGCGTGAGGGCCGTTGTTATCGCCATCAAAACCAGAGCCAGGGGTAATGGTGTACTGTTCTTGACCGACAAAGTCTTGAGCCAGCAGCGTCCAAGTACCAAAGCCGCAAACGCCAAAGCTAGGCATTTCAGCACCGTTCTTCACAGTGCCAGAAATGTATTGCAGGACGTTTTGACGGGTGGGGTTCACACCACCAGCGCTGTACGACTTCGACTGCCACCAAGAGTAGGACGAGCGGCTGATGTTGCCATAAGTGCCAGAGGCAGAAACGGCAGCAGGCAAACCGATGAACTGCTGAGTATTGGTAGAGTTGTTGTACAAGGCAGTAGCCATTGCATCCATCATCACGTTGGTCGCATCGTTCATGCGAGCTTCGATCAGGGGAATAATGGCAGCGTCTTGCTGAACTGCACCTTCCATACCGAGGAACGGCACGGGAGAAATCATCAGTTTCAGGTCGAATTCAGCGTTGTAAGCACCCTGCTGGACAGACGGTTGAGCGAACGAGCCGCTGTAGTCAGACCACTGAGCGTTAACAAACTGAGCGCCCTGAACAGGCACGGTTACGGAAGACACACCACCGCTGGCTTGCTGACTGTTAGCAATCAGTGCAGCCATCAAAGGGGTCGAGTTGTAAAGCTGGACAACCAGCTTAGGGATAAAGGCTCTACGAGTTACGTAAGTCAGTTCATTAAACTGAGATGACCCCGTAGCTGGTAGGATGCCGCCGCCAATAGCCATAAGGCCTCCTTACGTCAAAAATGACAAAACAATACCCTCTTACAAACCGATGGGTCGCGTAGGTTTACGCAAATCACCGAGTGCTCTCACCGCTTCATCACGGGCTGCACCCACCGGATTCTTCCAATACTTGTTCAAGTCAAACTTGTTGATGACTTGAGGGTTGTATCCAGAAGAAGTCGGGACTGCTGCCTGCTTCATCCACTGGTGAAATTCTGCTGCCGTTTCGTGATTGGTAATACCACGCTCCAGCATAATCTTTTCCACGTCTTTAACTTCATCTTCAGACGCAATCAGACCCTTTTTAACCAGGGCTTGACGACGCTTATCTAACTCGGCAAGAGCATCTTTCTCCCGCAACTTGGCTTCAAGCTGCTGCACACGCTGTTCTGCCTTGCTGACAGCAGCGTGAGTGGACTCTTCAATTTCCAATTCAGGAATAGGCAAGTCCGGCTTGACCTTTTTGGTCATGCGGAGGAACTCTTTACGAGTGCTCGGATTCTCGGCAAGCTGTTGAGCCAGCGCTGCCAGTTCGTCACGAGCTTCTAAAGAAATGTTTTCTAAAGACATGATGTACCCTCTTTAACACTATCAGATGACTTTTTTGCCGTCAGCAGGCTTCTGAACAGCCATGCCACCTTTAGCAATCTTGTTAGAACCATTCAGGCCACCCAGTTGCGAGAAACGGGGGGTGTTGGTAATAACGCCATGCTGCTGATTGTTATCAGTGGGACGACGGGGGGCTGCTGCGCCACGGGGCTTGAACAAATCCATTTTGGACTCCTTACATTTGAGGTGGGGTAGGTGCGCCACCTTGCGGGGGCATACCAGGGACGGGCGCTTGAGCCATCGCTCTTCCTTCAGGCGTTGCGCCACCTGCCTGGGGGAGAGTTTGCAACATCTGAAGAATCTCAGATTGCTGTAATTCGTTGGTTTTGTTTTTCCGTGGCCCCATCACGCCAGTGAGAGAACGGATAGCAGACAATGCTTTTTGTCCTTCTTCAGACTCAGAACCGAGAGCGGGGAGAGATTGCTCAATCAAGTCCATAGCCATACCGATGTTAATCATCGCTGCCTCTTTGCTTCCCATCTTGGGTTCAGGCGTAGACATGGGCGAGGCCATCGGGGGAGTTTCAGCGTCTGACATGGAGCCGCCGATAGGAGTTTCATCAGGCGACGGAGCAGGCGTACTAGCAGACCTGCTGCCACGCATTAACTCCATTAACTTGTCTGACGGTACACTCATAACGACTCCTTAGGCGAGTTTGTAACTACTTACAAACCTTTTGTCAATAGGTGGGGGGCATTTTTGATTCCAGCCCCCCGTGGAACTTGAACGGTCAAACCGCAATTCTAAGGGCGTTAGCCCCAAGAATTACTTGCGGCTCTTACGACCTTTGCGTGCTTTACGTGCCATGATAGCGACTCCTTAGCAGCGGCCACTTACTTCCAAGGGGAAGCAGCCACACCCTTATTTCCAGTTACGGAAATCTTAACGACGGGTCTTGCGACCACGCTTGTGAGCTTTGTACATTGCGTTCTCCGGTTTGTCAACGACGAGTGTAGTCCCTCTGACTACGCCCTGTCATGTTTTTACTCCCTGACTGACGGTATGTCAAGCTAGGGCCAGAATCCAGACGTTTAAGGTCGCTGGTATTCACTCTAGGCTGGTCAGACTTGGGGGCAACTTGTGAGGTTTTAGCCATCATCCCACCTGTTTAAGTTGAGGTTTAGCTTCAGCTTTTTGGGCTTGCTGTTGCGCTTGCTTCTCTTCTTTAGCCTGCTCTTGTTTCTCTTCCATCTTCTTCAGACGGTCTTTGAGCAACTGTTTCATCGGAGGCTCAAGCAGGTCAAGCAAGGATTCTTTGTCAATAACCTGTGACTTGAACAAATTGAAAGCAAGCTGGCGCAGGTCTTCCATGAAGATTGGGCTGTTAGAGTGGGCATCCACTTTCACAACAAAATCTTTGGTGAACTGTTCAGCAATAAACTTGTTGCCGTTCGTGTCTTTGAAGTGGGTATTGTCATAGACCTGCATACACTTGAGATACAGCGTGGCTAATTTCTCAAGACTGTCTTCAATGACCAGCGCTCTCTTTTTAGCACGACTACTTCCCAGACGTGCTAACTGGGAGGCGTGACCAGAAGAGCGCACCCCCGACTCGCCTCGACCTTGCAACACAGAAACAATACCTGATGCTTCTTCAAACATCAAATCAATCTCACCAATCTCCTTAAACAAATCAGGAGGAATGGTGGGAGCCATCTTTTCTACTTTGGCGCTAGGCATGTCTGTTGCCAGCACACCGCCTGCTCGATTAAGAGCAAAATTCTTTTCATCCAGAATGCCTGTAAAGCCAATCAGCGCAGTGGGAGGAGAGACTTGTTTAGAGAGCAAATCAAGAATCTCAGTCATGCGCTTGTTACGCAACTGCTGGAGGAACACCAAACGCTGAACCTCGCTGCCGCCCCAGGCGTAGTCATACAGTGGGTTAGGACAAATCTGAACGAAAGGCAATTCACCTTTCATAAACACCTGTTCGCCAGGACGGTCATAGATGATGACGTCGGGGTCAGCCTTGGTGACGACTTGGTAGTCCTGGGTGTCATCGTTCCACACCCATAACTCTGTCATCTCAACAGTGTCTTCAGAGACTGTAGCTTTGTAGCGGTTCTGTCCGGCAAGGTCAAGGTTGACGTTACCGTACATGGTGGGGTTTGATTGCGAGAGGATGATGCGCTCAATACCGTTGGCAACTTCTGTGCGCTCATGCTGAGTAGAGGTCACACGGTTGACAATCTCTTCCCGCTTGGGATGACTGTACAGACGGGCATACAGTTCCGACTTGGTGATGTAGTACGTCTGGACGATAGCTTCTTGTCTGTCAAGGTACGGGGTATCTTCCCGCAACATCCCAATACAAGACGGTTCAACCATGTAGGGATGGATACCGTTGTTGATAATGAGTTTGACAAATGTGGAGTTGTACACCAGTGCCCAGGTGGTAGCTTGCGAGAAAACTTGGTCTGCGTTGCTGTTGAGCCACTCATCGTTGAGGGCACGGGTGAGGGTTGGGATTTTGGTGTGCTCGGAATCTGCAACGGCAGCACCAACATCAATGCTGAACCTTGTGGTTTCTGCTGAATAGAGAAACGAGGTTAGCTGGTCAATATGCGGGAATATCTTGTTGTACAAAGCTGGCGCTTCGTCTGGGCCATTCCCAAACAAGTACCAGCTTCGCAGAGATGCGTTATCAACCTTGCGCTCCTCCCGTGATACAAGACACTTTTGTATCAGGTCGAGGTAAAAGAGTTCCCTATCAAGCGGGTTGGTAGGGATTCTCATGGTTTGATTTGCAGGTTGTCATGGTCGTTGATAATAGTGGACGCCCGTGGCCCTGTCAAATTCCCCGATGATTTAGGGTTTACACCTACAGATTCGTCTGCAACGGGCTTAAATTGTCCACCCAGGACGGATTTCATGCTGATATTGCCGCCACCGCCCCAGATTGCTGCGTCACCAGGGCGTGGATTGTTCTTTTCTCGCTCTGCGGCCTCTGCAAGCTCTTTTGCGGTAGTTTTATTGTTTCTGACGAGGTAGCCAGTCTGGTGTTCCCCCTCTTTTGTAGATTTCACGTCTGTCATGTTGAAATCCTGGGCTAAATTCTGGACGCTCTTGTCTGTACGCTTGGTTTTGTCAGAGCGAATGCCTACAGGCTTGAGGTGAACGATAGATATTTCTGATTTGCAGTGTTTCATGGGGCAGTTAGGCTCCCATGCCTCAAAAATACCGTGTGATTCGCAGTAATAGTCTCGCAGAATGCCCATGTTACCCTCTCAATCGTTCGTTAAGGTCAAATTCACTGTAATCGTGTCGGTTGACCATGCCCACACGAATTTTGATGCCTTCTGAGGTCATTTTTAGCCCCGTTGAGGGCATTACAGGGGGTTGTGCAACCTTCCTGAAGTCCACAAAACGGGTGTTGTCCTTGTTTTTCATGACCTTCACATACCCCTGTTTCCACAGCATGTAGGCTCTGTTGACACGGGTTTGGACTGTTTCTGTCAGTGGCTCCCGCTCAAGAACAAAAACATCCCACAAATGAACCCTTGTAATCCCGCAAAGTTCGGCAAAAAGGTTCACAGAGATACCTCTTTCCTTGTCTTGCAGGAACTTCTTTATCTGTCTTTTAAGCTCTGACTTCGCCAGGGGCTGCATACACATACTCCACGGTGTATCCGTTGTCTTGCAAGTAGTCCATAAACTCTATTTCCCCGTAAGCATTGGTAATGTCACGGTCAACAACAACGTGCATGTCCCCTGTCAGCTTACGTGTTTGGGCGTGATGCCCCAGTAACTGGGAGAAATCAAAGTCATCTTCATGAAATCCCTTGCCCATGTACTCCATGCTAAAGAGTTTGGCAATGTGGTCAGGGGCATACTTGTAGCCTAGAGACTGCAAGGTAGGACGCAGGATAGAAGATAGCTGTGCATCTTCGTTCCAGCCGTGTATCTCATTGCTGTTGAAATGCACGATGCCATGTTTGTTACATGCTTGCAAGAACCTCTTGCTACGCAGGGAGAACCCACCGTTTTGAACAACCCGCACATCCTTCTCACCTACCCATGAGAAGTGCAGGAAGAGCCTTGCTTCGTTGGTGTCACCAAACTGAAAGGCACAGTGTGAGGGTGCGCCTATGTAATCGTAGTTGTAATACTCATCTTTGAAGTTCTTACCGTTAAGCACCCAACCATCGTTTTGGACAATCAAGCAGTAATCTGTTTTGATGAATGCTTGTAGGCAGTGCATCATGAAGACGCTGTACTGCAAGTAGTTGATAGCGTGTATCTTCTTCCACTGGATGTATTTAGGAAGGTTTGGAGGCTTCTCCAGGGACAGAAGGAGGCCTCTGGAGCCTGGGAGTTCTTCCATGCTCTTGATGATGCTAGGAATGGCACTAGCGCCGTTATTGTGTCCGTAGACAGACACGATGGTAAGTTGGTCATGCACTGCCATACAAGCCTATTCTTTTCAGGTAATCAGATACGTTACGTCCTACAGCGAGTTCTTCAGGTGTGGATTCATCCATCGCCTTGCTAATCTCTCTGGTAATCTTTGCCGCCATGAGTCTTGGCTGAACTTGCTCTGCCCACGCAACTGTTGCCAGTGCGGTTGCAATCACCCTGTCGTCCTTACCCCGTCCAGGCGCACCCAGGAAAGAACCTTCCCGCACGATACCCTTCATCTCTTCCAGCGTATCCATGCTCTTAATCTTCATCATGCCACGCTCAAAGTAATCTTTCATGTACTGCAACATGCGCTCTTTACTGTTGGTGGTTGTCAGGTATCCGATAGAGTTAGACAGGCCACCCAGGGTGTCATTCCTTCTCCAGATGTAGTTTGTCATGCTGCCAAGCACGTCCATCAAGCCATGACCTGTTGCACCACCCATCGCACTTGCCATGCGTTTCAAGTTCCTGATTTCGTTAATCACGGCTTGACCTGGGCCATTCACTTCTAGGTTCAGGGTAGAGTTTTTGTAAGCGCCAGCAAGGTGAGCAATCACCCACGCAAACTGGTAGGTGTTCATCTCCGAGGTTGCAAACTCCGCAACTTGATCCATCCCGTCTGCGTAGACACGGTAGACCTGGATACAGAACCTGTCAGCCCAGTCAGAACTGCCGTAGGCAGGGTCAGCACCTATAACGTAGTAGGCGGTGTCTACAGGCTCTTCCCAGACTTTTAAAGTCCCCAAGCGCTCTGTGCTCTTGATAACTTCTGTGTCCTGAAACAGTTGACCGAAAACATAGCGGTAGTTCTGGTACTCCAGCTTCTTACTTTCTTTGGCAGACTCTGTACAGCGGCTGTGAGAAAAGAAGGAAGTTCCTGTCATCACAAAAGCATAGTCTTCTGTAGGAGGAAACTCTTGGTACATCAAAGTCTCATCTTTGATACCTTCGTGCATCTTCCATCTCCACCACGCCATCTGCCGAGAATTGATTTCGACGTTGTAGAGTTTCTTAATATCCCTCACCCACTCTTTTTCATCAGGGGTTAGCTTGCCATCCCAGTAGACTTTGTAGATGTTGGACTCAGCAGGAACGGTGTAATACTCATTCCTCCACCATCCACAGAAGATAGCCCTCTGTGTACGTGCCTTCTTAGCGGTCTTGTACATGTCGTGGAACATATTAAACCCCTGCGCCGTACTCTCAAACATATACAGGCGTTCAGGGTTCTTTTCCGCAAGAGAAGCTACCAAGCTGGCTAGACCTTCTTCTGACCCCCAGGAAGCTGTTTCCGTACCGTGAAGATATGTAATTGCTTTCCCTTGCCCCAGACGAGATTTGTTTCCAGCAATTTGGTAGAAGATTCTGGAACGGTTCTTGAGCACCATTTGGTTACGGTTATGTGCCACCAAAGGAATCTTAAATTCTTTCGGTAAACCTTCGATATACATACCAAGTGTTGATCTAAACATGTCTCGGTTTTCTTCAGTATCGGCAACCAGAGTTCCCTGCCAACCTGGGTGGGTGAACTGCCAGTACAAATCCAAAGCCAAGGACACAGTTGTAATACCCAGTTGCCTGCCTTTGAGGATGACGAAAAAATGGACATCTTCTTTTAACCCCTTGTCTATCTCTTCCATCACGTAAGTTTGTGTCCCCAAGAGTTTGCCCATCTTTTTCAGGCCTTCCTCTTTTGTCTCAATCTTGAGTTCGGAACAAAACTTGTAAAACTGTTTTAAATCAAAGTTCATTTCATCTTCTCAACATCCCACTGGGAAATATGTGCCGCCACTTCCTTGTTCCTCGCACAGTTCAACAACTCTTGATAAAAAATCTCACTGTACTTCTCCCGCCACTCCGCAGCTAACTTCCTCTTGCTGCTAGGCCTAATGCAGGACAACGCCCTCTGCATCTCCCGTTTCAAGCGCAAACGGGATTCGTAAAGTGCCATCTGCATATCCTTCTCTGTATCCATGCTCCACCGCCTTTTGTATGTCCACCGCCTGTAACAACCTCTTTGTCTCAGAACGAAACAACTCCCCCAGAAGCAACCAACACTGCTCCCGCAACTCATCTTCGTTCATCCACAACCAATCCGTCGTTACCTTGTTCGCCATACCCGCACCATCATCCCTTCTGTCTTCGCAGTAAACCCCATCCCCAACCTCTTCCCCGCCCTGTAATTCGCATTCAACACCTTCTGCCTAGCACTCACAGGCACAACAAACGAATCCCCTACCTCCATCTCCTCATACGGGTAGGCATACACAACCCTCATCTTGGGTAAATCAACTCCCCTCACAACCTCTATCGCAGTAATAACCATCTCAACACCTCTATCTATAACTCCATACTACAACAAAAAAAAGAGGAACACAACGGTTCCTCTAACTCCCAGGCAACTGCTTCCCAGAAAACTGTATTTTTTTTTGGGGGGATGAATGTGGGGGGCACGCCCTTCACCATCCCCAAACCCAACTCCTGCGCCATGTCTCGCTAGCTTGCGTCTGGTGCGCTCTGTCGGTGTCCCTACCCATGCCAAGCACTACGCTAGCATGTCATCACATGCCTAGCACGTCATCACAGGGCGACCCTAGCCCCATAGTCAAAACCTATCAACACAGGGGAACGGATAGGGGCATATACCCCCGGGAGTATCCAGATACCCCGATTGAGTGTCTAGTAGACAGACTAACATATAAACACACTTAGTCTCTTTACTAGATTCTACATTATTCTAGTGTCTAGGCTACTACTAGGGGTGAGAATACTAACGTTCTAGGTGTTTGTCCTAACAAAATAATTGTTGACAGCGTTCTATCTAGTGTTAAACTAGATGCACAGCACAGCAAAGTGTTGCAACATTTAAGGAAGGTTAGTAACCATGTCAAACACGATCTACCAAGAGATTACCGATTCAATCATTACTGAATTGGAAAAAGGCGCCGCACCGTGGATTAAACCGTGGAAAGCGGATAACAGCGCTGACAAAAACGTACTCTCACAAAAACCTTATCAGGGCATAAATCGCCTGATACTTGGCATGTCTAGCATGGCTAGGGGCTATACAGTACCCGTATGGGCTAGCTACAAACAATGGGAAAGCCTAGGGGCTAACGTTCGCAAGGGTGAAAAGGGGACACGTATCGTTTTCTTTTCACCAGTCACAAAAGAAAACAAACAAACCGGAGAGACTGAATCCTATGCTGTTCTCAAGGCTTACTGGGTGTTTAATGCTTCACAAGTTGACGGGATTGAAATCGTGCCAACAGAGACAACAGAGGGCACGTTTAACAGCATAGAACGTGCTGAAGATCGAATTGTGAAGACTGGTGCTGTTATCTCTCACGGCGGCGATGCCGCCTTTTACATGCCTTCGCAAGATCGAATCCAGTTACCGAATAAAACAGCGTTTGACACTGAATCCAGCTACTATGCCACGGCATTTCATGAGCTAGGACATTGGACAGGTGCTAAGTCTCGCCTTGATCGACAGCTAGATAAGGGGCGTTTCGGTAATCCGGCTTATGCTTTTGAGGAATTGGTAGCGGAAATGACAGCGGCTTTTCTCTGTCAGGATTACGGCATTCAGGGAGAGTTACGCCATGCCGGATACATTCAATCATGGCTCAAAGCATGTAAGGATGATAGCAAAGCGATATTCAAGGCGGCGGCACTTGCACAAAAGGCGGCTGACTATATCAACGGGCTTGATGCAACAGCTATGCCTATAGCCGCCTGAGAATGCCCTACTTGCTCAGTGACAGTGGGCAAGTGGATGCACTCTCGCATCTTTCACTTATGAGGTAGTACCATGAAAACACGCATTCTCTATGAAATCAGAGAGTACAAAACCCCCAATTCATACTCTAGTCCTATGGGGTCAAAGTTACGCACAAGGTGGAGGGCTATCAAGCTAATCACAAGGCTAACTTTAGCGGGTCACCGTGACATTGTTATGGTTCCCTTCAAAGTATGCCTGTAAGCCCCTTAAAAGCCCCTGTATGGCCTTTTTTAAGGGTCATCGGGGACTTACCCCCTGTAGACTTTAAATCGTCCCCAAACCCCTTGCCGGAGGAAACATGGAAGAACTCAACACCACCACCCGCTGCTACCCCAGAACCCTGCATGAAGCCTTCCCTAACGACCCCAAAAACGCCACCTGGATAGAACCCCCAGAGTGGCATTACTCTTATGCTGACAGGGTTGTCAGTGTGTGTAGTGCTATTGCCCTAGTGCTTCTTGGGGTTATTATGGCTATCTGGGGTTGACAAAGGTTAGCCCCTTTGTTAAATTCCAAACCGTTGCTGTGATGGGTAACAAAACCAAGACCGTTTGCACATGCTTTCTGTCTTTCCTAAGCCCCAGTAGTAGTGGGTTTAGGAAAGACCATCACCAGAGAGCAGTTGCAAGCGGTTTTTTTATTGCCCCGTCACATCATCCGTACTCCACACGATAGCAAGCACCCCCGACTGTGGTGGCGTGGAAGAAAAGCGGTTCAGCTTGACCCAAGGGGGACGGCTGCACGAGGGTTGCTCCCCAAGTGATAAACGAACAGATAGGCTGACGATAGGATTGTTGCAGAGACAAATTCTCTGGTTCGATAAATAAAGCAGAGCAACACAATAAGGGTAGAACCCCATTGTGGACAACCTGTTAACAAGGTTGAGGTAAGGAGAATGGTACTAAACCTATCATCATCCCTATCGTAGCCCTTGTATTGTCTAAAAGAATGTGAGTAAACATGAACACCTATTTAGAGGAAAGACTGAATGAACTACGAGACAAGTACAGAGACACAGGCGACAGTAAGTGGCGCTACAAGTTTGAAGAAGTACAGCGAATGCTGGAATACGTCTATGTCAAAAGAACAAGCACACAAGCTGCTCAACGAAGTGAAAGCAGGGATACCCCACACAGTGCCTAACATCACTAGAGCACTACTAACAACAGGAGACTGGGTATGACACAAGCACAAAGAGAGTTTGAAGCGGTAATGAGGTCAGCAGGACATATCAACTTCAGTAAGACACATACAGGCAAGTATGCAGTCCCAAGTCTGCAAACAAGGTGGAAATACTTTCTTCTAGGATGGGAATTGAGAGGTACAAAATGAGCTGTGAACATGGACTGCCAACTAAGGAATGCTATGTCTGTATGTCACCCAAACATGGAGAGCAGGCTGAGAAGCAGGAGCCTAAGTGTGTGGTCATTGTTGAAGTGTTCGGAAAAGACTGGAGGTTGGAATATATGTCGCTTCCTGTTGGCAGGCACAAACTTTACGCTCAACAATATCTGTACACCACCCCACAACCACAGCGTGACGAAGCGCCAGCTAAAGCTGTCGAATGGGTTGGGCTGACGGATGAGGAACTTGAAGAAATTGTAAAGCGCGGAGCAGAGAATAAACCTTTTCACCATTGGTTTGCCCGAGCAATTGAAGCCAAACTCAAGGAGAAGAACACATGAACAAAGATGATTTGATAACCCTGCTGAAAGTAACAGGTTGCCCTGAAAGCAGCATACAAGCAGTAGAGTTAGCCTACGAGCTAGGCTATAACCAAGCACAGAAAGAACTGTCACCTACCAACAACATAGGGGAAAATACTGACGAAATAAATGAATGAACTCCACACATAACCTTATAATCCAATCTCCACAAACAAACTCATAGAGAGGTTCTCATGAAATTCTGTAAAGACTGTGCTCACTATCTGCCCTCCACGGCATCCAACATCACCGCTAACTACGACAAGTGCAACGCCACTAAGTCCTACAACCTTGTTACTGGTGAACCTTCTTACAAATACTGCGAGTACCTGCGTAGAGTAGGCGCAGAATGCGGTCTAGAAGGCTCTCTGTTCGTTTCTTCTAGCTTGGCAGTACCTACCCCTGAGGACGAGGCTTTCAACGCTCTGGGAGGCTCTAATGTCTGACTTCACACCACAAACTAGAAACTCTGCTTGGTGGTCTGGAGACAGCCGCAGAGCAGCTTCCGGTAAAGCTGGTGAGGTCATCCTCACAAAGCTAGGAAAGATGGACATACCTGACCTGTCTCACATAGAAGCTGTGCAGATGGGTCATGTGATGGAACCCGTTATAGGCAGGCTTGCTCAAGACAAGTTAGGGATAGAACTCACAAAGATAGAGGAATCTCTAACTCACAAGAAAGAATCCTGGCTACGTTCTCATTTTGACTTTGTAGGGGTAGAGAATGGCAAGACAGTTCTTGTCGAGTGTAAGAACTACAATGCGGCGGTTAGAAGTTCGTTTGACACTGCTGGCATCGCACCTGCTGCTGATGTTGCTCAAATCATCCACGAAGCAGCAGTCTATGGTGTGGACAAAATCTATCTTGCTGTCCTATTTGGTGGTCAGGAGTTTGTCCTCATTCCTTTCCACATTGCTGACGAACAAAAAGAAACACTCATAAAAGAGATGGCAACCTACT